CCCTTTCGTAAAGAGGCGTGCAAAAATAATATATTTATGCCATATTACATAAAACAAAAGAAAAAAAAGAAAGACAAGCCTTTACCCTTGTTTGATAAAGCAGGGATAACAGTAAAGAAGAAGCCGGATTTGAAAGCGAAACTCGATAAAGAGTTTTCCCTTTTCATCCGGCTTCGTGATTGTATGCCAAACGGTTTCTTCCGATGTATATCATGTGGACAGATAAAACCGTTCGGGCAAGCCGACTGTGGTCACTATTTCAGCCGCACGCATCTGGCTACCCGATTTGATGAGAACAATTGCCATGCCGAATGCCGTGCGTGCAACCGTTTCCGTGCCGACCACCTTGAAGGCTACCGTGAGAATTTGATAGCCAAAATCGGACAACAGTATTTTGACTTGCTAAAAGTGAAAGCTGCATCAAATACTAAGATGTCAGATTTTGAGTATGAGCAACTAATCAAGTATTACAAAGCACTTAATAAGAAGTTACGAAAGGAGAAAGGGTTATGAATGATTTGGAAGCAGGAACATTTGTCATGATGGTCAAGAATGATGATGGTTCATTCTCTCCGGTTGGATTAAGTAAGGAACAGGCTTATATAATCCGGACATTTCTTTCCAAACTTAGTGAGGATTCCCCTTTTATCATTAAATCAGAAGATAGATATGTACAAACTACGTGATTACCAACAGAAAGCCTCTGATACTGCCGTTTCTTTCTTCAATAACAGGTCGAAGAAGACGAATGTTATCATGGTTCTGCCTACGGGGAGCGGAAAGAGCCTTATCATAGCGGATATAGCCGCAAGGCTTGACGGTCATACATTGGTTTTTCAGCCCTCAAAAGAAATTTTAGAGCAAAACTTCAAGAAACTCTGCTCATACGGCATTCTTGATTGCAGTATCTATTCAGCTTCTTTCAACTCAAAGGAGATAAGCCGGATAACATTTGCCACCATAGGCAGCGTGAAGAACCATCCTGAACTGTTCATCCACTTCAAGAACATCATCGTGGACGAATGCCACCTTGTTAACCCTAAAGAGGGGATGTACAAGGATTTCTTCAATGCGGTGAAGTGTAAGGTTCTAGGCTTGACTGCAACTCCTTATAGATTATCTTCCTCACGTGATTTCGGCTCTATGTTGAAATTTATCACCCGGACAAAGCCTCACGTTTTTTCAGAGGTCATTTATCATGTACAGGTATCAACCCTATTAGATATGGGCTACTTGGCGAAGCTGAACTACTACCCGATGAATCCGACCGGATGGAATGAACTCAATTTGAAAGTAAATACCACTGGTGCCGACTATACAGATAGGTCGGTCCAAAGAGAATATGAACGGATAGACTTCTACGGTTATCTCGTTCATATCGTCCAAAGGCTGATGAATCCCAAAGCCGGAGGAAAACGGAAGGGCATTTTGGTCTTTACCCGTTTTTTGAAAGAAGCGGAACGGTTAACGATGTCAATACCTGGTTGCGCTATTGTATCCGGTGATACTCCAAAAGCCACTCGTGAAATGATTCTCAAGCATTTTAAGGCAGGAGAAATATCTGTTGTTGCCAATGTCGGGGTATTAACCACCGGCTTTGACTATCCGGAACTTGATACGGTCGTAATGGCACGTCCTACGATGTCACTGGCCATGTGGTATCAGATAGTCGGTCGTGCCATCCGCCCGCATCCTTCTAAAGAATGTGGTTGGATAGTTGACCTCTGTGGTAACATCAACCGCTTCGGCGAGGTCTCTGATTTACGGTTGCTTGATAGCGGTAATGGTAAGTGGGCAGTTTATTCTAATGGTAGACAATTAACTAACGTAAGATTCTAATATGAAAAGTATAAAAGAAGTAGTTAAGGACATTGAACATATACCGAAATGCCTGAGAAGTGGAGAAATAAATCTGTATTACTTAATTAAATGTTTATATGGCACGAATAAGGACGATAAAACCTGAATTTTGGGAAGATGAAAAGATTGGTAAATTACCAATCCCGTGCCGCCTTTTCTTTATTGGTTGTTGGAACTTCGCTGATGATTTCGGAGTTATCAAAGGTAATGCTGCATTACTCAAATCTCAAATATTCCCTTACGATGAAAACTTACGAGTATCTGAAATAAAAAAGTGGATAGATTCCTTAGTGGATGCCCGGATGTTAGTACCTATTATTCACGCAGAAGAAAGCTACTACTTTATCCGCACATTCCGTAGTCATCAAATCCTTGATAAGAGATACGATAAGTCATATATCGGTAAAGAAATAGCAAAAGATTTGATTAATAGAGCTTTAAATGATAACGTCGTGAACACGACGTCAACACCACGTGATAACGACGTGTTCACGACGACGGAAAAGGAAGAGGAAAAGGAAGATAAGAAAGAATCTCCTAACGGAGATAAGAAAGAAGCTGTCGCTTCTTCACCCGCTCCTTCAAATCTTGATTTTCTAAAATTTAATGATTGGTTGAAACGGAAAGCTCCTTTCTGTAGTAACCCTAAAAACTTCTCTTCTCAAATTACGGAAGCTGAGTTCCTAAAACTCAAAGAGAAATATACCGGTAAACAGATTGCTGATGTCATCGAACAGATAGAGAACCGAAAAGATTTACGCAAACGATACACCAACCTTTATCGGACGGTGTTAAACTGGGCAAAGAAAGAATATGGATACTAACGTACAATTGCGCGATGAAGATGCCGAGAAAATGGTTCTAGGCACTATTATTCTTCAACGCAATGCGTTTGAAGAAGTGAGAGAATTACTATCGGAAGAATCTTTCTACAATCCTTTTCATCAGGAGATATACAAGGCTATTCTTCAAGTGGTGTCATCTGGGAACAGGCCTGATATGATAACGGTCAAAGGAAAGCTTGTTGCCAATGGTGTGAAGTTTGAACTGGTGGAGTATATGAAAATTGCTTCTAACAGTACTTTTGACTTGTATCAGTATGCAGCAAGACTTCATGACTTGGCCATAAGGCGTAAGTTCTATGTCATAGGTCAATATCTCGTTTCAAACTCTTACTCGGAAGCAGAGGATATTCTTGATGTTACTAATTCTGTAAGTGATGAGCTTGCTTCTCTTTTCAAATCTAGCAGTACGACTGTCACGACCATTAATGATGGGCTTGAAAATGTTTATAGCATGATAAATGAAAATCTATCTGGTGATAGACCAATGACCGGAACTCCTACCGGATTTGAAAAGATAGATGCTAAGTCGGGTGGTTTGCAAAAATCGGATTTGATAATTATTGCTGGAGAAACAAGCATGGGAAAAACTAGTCTGGCAGTGTCAATGATGCGAAATGCGGCTGATTTAGGAACTAAAATTGCCATGTATTCCATGGAAATGAAGAAAGAGCAGATAACAGCTCGTATTCTTTCTATGGAGAGCGGTGTCCCTGCCAATCAGATCATGTACTCACGCTTGACAGATTCGCAGCTACAGGCGGTTGACAAAGGTATTGGCAAGGTATCAGGTAAGGATATCTACTTTGATGACCGAAGTACTTCCAATATTGACACTATCATTTCGTCCATTCGCTATATGAAGTTGAAATATGGCATTGATGGTGCTATAGTTGACTACTTGCAGATTCTCAATGTGAACATGAAGGGAGCAAATAAGGAACAGCAGATGGGAGATGTGGCAAGAAGGTTGAAAAACTTAGCGAAGGAACTCGATATCTGGATTATAGCCCTTTCCCAGTTGAATAGGGATACCATGAATCCGGTTCCTACGTTGGCACGGCTTCGTGACAGTGGACAAATAGCAGAAGCTGCCGATGTAGTCATTCTTATCTATCGTCCCGAAGTAACTAAGAAATCCTATCCAAGCGATTTCTCAAATGTGGAAACGAAAGGAACAGCAATGATTGATATTGCCAAAGGTCGAAATATTGGATTGCTACGGTTCATCTGTGGGTTTAATGCCGCTACGACTTGCTTTTATAATCTTGACTCCGTTCCATTATCAGGAAGTAGTGTTGCTGATGTGGAAGACGATAATCCATTTTAAATGATGAGAGTTACCATTTATTGGGAAACAAGGCATCTTGATCCCAAAGATATACCAAGAATCAAAAAGAGAATCAGGGATAAGTTTAATATCCCGGACTATACTACCGTGAACGGTGAGACTCCTTGTAATATCAAGGAAGAAGATATGGAACTCCTTAAAGAGACAGAAAAACGAGGATTCATTCAAATAAGAAACAAGTGAAATCATGTTAGTAGGAACAACAAATCTTAATACAACACTCAACTTAACCTATGTGTTGACAGATGTTGTAGAAACCCTTCTCTATGACTTGAGAAGTGAAATGGGTAAACAAGGCTATGAACTGCGTTACGATGCAAAACGTAATTTCAACACTGCAATAGCCGCTATCCGTAAATTAAAACAAGATGTTGACAAAACCCAGTTCTCCACTCAGGAAAATTTCGGCAACGACTCCGATTGTCTTCTTGCGTTTATCAGGTTGTTAATTGACAGATGTGGAGATGATGATAAAAAGATGTTTGAATTTTATAATTACATCAAGCGTTTTCCGTCACAACTTGGTCTCAATCTATCAGACGAAAAAAGTACGTTCGCTCATATTTTCAAAAGTAGTGAGGAGCTGGATTGGTTATGAGAGTGTTGCTAAACATCCTCCTTCTCCTAGGAGTTAACATCTTATTTTATCTGGTAGTCTACGCAATATCAGACTACTTAATGGATACAATTAATTAACCTTGCAAGTTCTTGAATGATTATCAAGGATTTGCGTATAACAAGAATAAATATGAGCAAATTAAAAGATAAAATAGTGAATCATGCCAAGACTGAATACAATTCAAGTCCGCATAGGTTTGACGATGCACAGATACAGCTTATCATAGAGCATGATTGCGAATGCGACCATTGCGGAAAGTCCATATTTGAACTCGATGATTTTCCCGATGTATCAGTTGAACGTAAAGAAGTTCTCTGTGAAGAGTGCTATGATGAAGAATATCGGACTACATGCCCTATTTGCGAAGAATCTTGGGAGATTGACGAAATGACAGATTATTTTTTCATATCAAAGACAAATTCTAAAGAGGTAGGAAAATCACCCGGCATTTACAAAGTTCTGGAACGTCCATTTTACTACGGGAATTGCCTGACCGGCTTTGATGCTTTCTTTGATGACGCAATACAAAAAGTATCAGACATTGATATTGAAAAAGCTTATTCTATTCTTCATCCACGACTTAACAAAGAGAATATCACGCTTGATTGTATGTGTCCTCATTGTGCTGAAAAGTACCTGCGGAAAGATAATTTTATTAGAGCTGATTCCTTGTACTGCATACTACAGGAGAAACAAAGAAATCAGATGTTTGCAGACTATTCAGATGAAAGAATACACCGTTTACGACAAGATATGATACACAGGCGTATTACATTCAGAGGACTTTTACAATTACATAACAAATAAATCAAATCAAGAATAATTATGAAAGCAATTACAATAAAACAGCCGTGGGCCTCTTTGATAATCCACGGTTTTAAAAACATCGAGAACCGTACTTGGGCGTGTCCAGAGAAATACATAGGGCATAGAGTGTTAATCCATGCAAGTGGAAAACCTGTAGAAATGAGAAATCCCAATAGTGTATTTACAAAAACTCAATGGGATAGTCTGCCTGTTGAGTTTCAACGAAAAATAATATGTGCAGAGGACATTGTCAATTCTGCTATCATTGGAAGTGTGGAAATAATTGGATGCTCAATCAATCATCCTTCTAAATGGGCAGAGAAAACAGATGCTAGTAAAGGCTATTATGAAAATCCTATTTATAACTGGATATTAGCTAATCCCATATTATTTCCAGAACCAATACCGGCTAAAGGTAAACTATCTTTTTGGGAATACGATAAAATTCAGGAACCCGTGTCAGATGGCGACCACAATGTTTGCATGTGTCGTATATGCGTTGATGAAAAAGTTCAGGTGATGAGTATGGGAAAATATTTCGTATGTAAATATTGTGGTGGGCGTTGGTACAAGTAAATTCAATACAAATAAGAAATGAAAGAAATAGAACTATATAATGATCATTTCCAGAATTATAAAGTCTATGGCATTCCTAAGGCTCAACTAATTATAGCTGATGTCCCTTATAATTTAGGCAATAGTGCTTATGCTTCTAACCCTTCATGGTATGTGGACGGAGATAACAAGAACGGGGAAAGTGATAAGGCCGGCAAACAATTCTTTGATACCGATAAAGATTTTCGCCCTGCCGAGTTTATGCACTTCTGCTCCCAGATGCTTGTAAAGGAACCCAAAGAAAAAGGCAAGGCGCCTTGCATGATAATCTTTTGTGAATTTGAAGACCAGTTCCGGTATATTGAACTGGGTAAAAGATATGGGCTGAATAATTACATCAATCTTGTATTCAGAAAGAACTTTTCAGCGCAAGTCTTGAAAGCCAATATGAAGATAGTCGGCAATTGTGAATATGGATTGTTGCTTTACCGCGATAAACTTCCAAAGTTTAACAACGATGGTCGGATGATCTTCAATTGCTTTGATTGGGTGTTGGACAATGAAACTCCGAAGGTTCATAGCACGCAAAAGCCGGTTCCTTTGCTTCGTAGACTGATAGAGATATTCACCGACAAAGGTGATGTCGTTATTGATCCATGTGCCGGAAGCGGTTCTACCTTATTAGCTGCTGCCCAGTTGGGACGCAGGGCATACGGATTTGAGATTAAAAAAAAGTTCTTTGCTGATGCGAATAAATTTGTGTTATCACGTATCCAGCAATCGCTATTTGTGTAATTTAAATAAATTTATAAAGGAGCATTATGGAAATACATAGAATGAAACCGGAGAATCCTATTATCATTGTTGATGAAGCAGAGTTCGACCGAATTGACTCAATAGCCAAACTAAAAGAAGAAGAGGTAGAAAAACTTGCCGAAGAAATGTTCTTGCGCCATGTCAAATCAAGTGGAATATCAATGCGCTTCCGTATAAATGGAGTGGAAAAAGTAATAAGACAACAGGTTATTACCGAATTGAATTACGATGAACGTGGCTACCCCGAATCTGTATCTGAAGAGGTAAAGCACATCATTGTAGATGATATTACCCATTACATAAACAAGCATTTTGAGCACTACAAAGACGATTGCAAAGAAGTTGTGGAATATGAATGGAGTCTATATAAAAGTAGGTATGAAAGAAGAATCAAGTATTGGAAATTTCTTTTTGGCATTACTTTTTTCGTGTTATTGGTCGAATGTACTTGTAGAATAATTCAATAAAAAATAGAAATGAATTTAAACGAATTAAGAGATAAGGCCTACAAAAACGCTTGTGAGCACGGATTTCACGATCAGGAGTTGAGCAATGAACATTGTCTTTGCCTAATAATATCGGAGCTAATGGAGGCTGTGGAGGCAGATAGGAAAGGAAAACAATTCAATAAAGATGCGAAAGAGACCTATGAACTCATACAAAATGTGAAGTTCTGCAAGGTTATATTTGATAATTATATCAAAGGAAGCGTTGAAGAGGAGCTTGCCGATGCTGTAATCCGCTTATTGGATTTGGCTGGATTGCGAAATCTGAATCTTAACAGGTTTACACTTGTCAATGTGGTATCCAAGAAGAAAACCTTTACGGAGAATATTTATGCCATCGTAAAAGACATAATGAACTATAAATACTCATTGGAAGAGCAGGTTAATTATGCGATTACACAAGTATTCGTATTGTCGGATATACTTGATATTGATTTGCTCTGGCATATCGAGCAGAAAATGAAGTATAACGAACTCCGTGAGAAAATGCACGGGAAGAAGTATTAGTCTTTCAATACTAAATAAGAAAAAGGCAGGTAATTCAATACCAACCTTTAAAATCTGCTAATTTGGTAAATTTTATAATAAGTGACAGTCTCATTTACAAAAATACAGGGAATACCGAAAAACAAGCGATTTACTCTTTTAAATGATATCACCAAAGCATTACAACAATTATCACAACATTTCTGAACCGCACAGCAAGAAAGGACTACATTAATCACTTTCATCAGGAGAAGCCTCTAGAGGGAATGTTTTCACCAAATCCACTAGAGAAATTCTTGAAAAGCACATGTATATACACTATAGTAGAAGTTAGATTTTAATAGAAATGTAGAAAATTGAAGATACTAGAGAGCCATGTGTCTAGTAAACAGGTTTTCCATAAAAAATAGAGTAATTCAATTCCTGCAATAATCCCTAATATGATTCTACAAGTTGAAACAATTTTATTCTCAGTTTCTGTGTTAGATACATAATTTCGTTCTTGAAGAATATCCCATTCACGTTGTGAAAGGTTTATTTTTAGTTTGTCTTCTAATTCTTGTAAAAGTACAAATTTTCCAGAATTTAATCTTTGGTATGATATTAATAACTTTTCCCAATAAAATGTTATACCATAAGCTACTCCTGTTAGAAATAATAATAGGAGACATGCTTGAGCCTTGTCAGAAATACGATCTGCTACTAAGAATGAGGCCGTAATAATGGTGGTAATAATACCAAAGTATAGATTATTGACATTTTGTCGTCTCGTTGACACATTCTCAGTAGATGCATATAATATTTTGTATTGCTCAAGTAATAATTCTTTTGAAGTGTCAATGTAGCACAATGCATCAATGATTTCTTTAGGATGATTTGCTACATGGAGGGCCTTATTGTCAATACAGAAGTAAGGATAAGTGAAAACTTTAGATTTATTATCTGTTTTAAGTTCCGTAAAATAAAATCTTTTATTTAGGGCTTTGGTGATTTCGTATTCTTTATGTATAGATTTACTTTCATAGGTGTTTGATCCAATAAAAAATAATACAACATCCGCCTCTTTTATGAGTGACTCAACTTGTTTGACCCAATCCTTTTTTAAATGATCTAGTGAAATGAAATCAATACTTTTTATACGAGTATTTATTTCATTTATTATTTGATCTACATATATCTTGTCTGTGAATCTATAACTTAAGAATACTTTCATAATAATTATTTTTATGTCTGATTTTACAAATATAACAATCTTTTTTCAATTCTATAAAGGGTTTGCTTTGTGTGTATGAAAGATAATGAAAATATAGGATTATTTGTGAATATATATTATTATCGATTATTGCCAGATTGGGTTTGTAACTTAATTAATAAATTATATGGAAAATAATATTAACCAAAGCTTGTATGCTGAATCTATGAAGAAGGCACTGCAAGTAGATTTTCTTACTAATAGTGAGGAACTTAGATTGTATGCAACATCTATCTATAACGCTTCAATATGGAGTAGGGAAGTAGATAAGAAAAATAAAGCCATTCTCAAAAGGAATAGGTTTTTAAAATAGAAAGGGAGAATCTGCGAGCACGACCAAGCATTAATTCTCCCAAATCTTACACGATTATGATGCAAATATACTATTTACTTTTAAAATAATCGTGTTATGGAACTGGATTTTAACAAAATAATTCGTCTTAAAAAGATTCGTATCGAGAAATCAGAACTTTCAGAGGAAGAAAACACCTTGACTGCCTCGATTTTGAAAGATAAAAGCCTTATTCATGAAATCTATAAAATATTTGTTGAGTTACTGAATGAGAGAGGATGTCCACCGAATATTGACAGTGTTACCCAGCGGAAGAAGTTCATTTTCATTATCCTGTACCTGTTTTCTCCTAGCTCGCTTGCCGGTGGGAAAATGACAGCTGGGTTACGCGAAGAGATGTCAAGAGTATTGGGGATTCAGTCCAAAAGTACAATTTCCGACAACTGTGCAGATGTCGTGTTTCTGTATCAGAATTATGGGGATTTTAGTGGGGATATAGAGTATCTTTACATCGAAATCGTAAATCGGTTAAAGATCAAAGGGCTAATCAGTTAGAAAGCCGGAGTTTACTGCTCCGGCTGTTTTATGTTACTAACTTTGATTGGTGGAATTATTGTTTTAAGTATATTTCTTATATACTTTTGAACTTTGTCTGTTATAGGGACATAGTCTGAGGGTTGAATATCCATTTCACTATTTAATGTAATACAGACGTTATACATATTATCGCATTCTTTTCTCAGTCTATTGAAATCCTTAAAATTTGAGTATCTGGATTCGTAACTATGCAGAAAATCTCTTAACTCGATGATCGATTTAGCGGCATTCCCATGTTTTCCTTGTGCTTCATAACTTCCATCCTTTTCAATATCTTTTTTACATTTGATTAGATGATTTATTAGATCCTTATCTAAATTATTACATATTTCAAAAAGTGATTTTGAAAACTCGTGTTCATTAAGTAATTCCATTTTAAATGACTCTAAGGAACTATTATATTTTGATTCTACTGATTTTATACTATCGGTAATGTCTTTTATATCTTGTTTTGTTGCAAGGTTTTTCCCTTTTTCTTTAAAATAGAAAACTATACATTGCACCAGTCCGGTTACTAGAGCAAATATAAGCACTGTCAGCCAAAATGGATATGGTGAGGCTATTAAAGTTTCTTTTATATAATCTTCCATAGTATTTATGTTTTGATATTATTTTAAACGCTCCATACTCAGTTTGGCGACTGTATGGGGCGTTTGGTGTTATTTTATAGTATTGTTGCTTCTATTTCCATTGCGGAAATCTTTTATTTAGAATCTTATCGGAACATTTATAGACTATATCTATGATTCTATAGTACTCAGGTTCTTCTAGTCTTCGATAAAACTCACTGTTTTTATCAAGATTATCAAAGTCTTTATGTAATTCTATAATTTGTCTAGCGTTTTTATCTTTTTTATACCTCACTTCAAATTTAACTAAATAGTCAATTAATTCTGATACATCATTGAATGCAGAACCACAACCTCTTAGTTCATAGTCCATGCTCTCTTTTTTTATTGCGTATTGAGCCTTAATGAGCAATCTTAATAATTGCTTATCGGTATCATTTGCAATGCTAGATTTCATTTGAGCTTGTCCCCCTTTAGGAATCCATTGATAATCGGCGGTATTCTCGATGAATTTTGTTATATAGGAAGAAATAAGTCCGAAGGCGAATCCTCCAAAGGAATATAATAGTTCTATCGTTGTCATACTCTTATTCCTCCATCTTAAATTTAGTACCACACTTGGGGCAGGTGATGGTGTTCTGGTCTTCCTCCAATCTTTCTTCATCTAATAAGTCAGACACAGATGTTCCTAACGCTTTGGCTATTTTTTCAAGAGTTTCAATGGTGGGATTGCCATTGATATTCCTTGTTAAGGTATCACGTGTGATTCCTAGCATGTCCGCTACTTGTTGCATTGTAAACCCTTTGGCTTTAATGACTTCTTTTACTTTCAGTTCCATATATGTATATTTTATAATCGTGTATGCAAATGTAGTTTTTTTGCAATTAATACGGCATTACAATATCGTTAATAAAATATAATGCGGCAATTTAATGTCGTTTCCTGTTTGCGAATACGATATTATGTTGTAGTTTTGTAATGTAATAAACGACATCAAAGTACAACATTAATAATATAACCGATTATGAAACGCTATAACTTATCCCAAATCATGAAAGACGCTCATAGATTCTACAATAGTAAATCAAGAATGGGCAGAACTTTTGGCGAATGTTTGAAACTCGCTTGGCGTTGGGCTAAAGATGCTATCAAGTTTGCAGAAGAAAGAGAAGCTAAGATACAGGTTATGTTGGCTAATCAGAAGCCGGTAGAGCGTACATCTTATAATGAAAGTAAGATTACTTGGTCTGACTGCTACAATTCAAATAGTAGAGGCTATATGGGTTCACAGTATTGCGGTGATTAAAGTAAAAGCAAAATAGAAATGAACAAAGAATAAACATTAAATAAAAAGAATCATGAAAGCAACAATAGTAATGACAAAAGAAGCCCAGACAAGGGGTGAATATAAAGAAACGTCTTTGGATGCATATAAGAAGAATGTAGATTTTCTTATTATCTCATGTGGTTACAGAAGTGCAATTAGCTTTAACAAGCCCGTTGAACTGAAAGAAAGCCGTTCAATCAGCCGTGCGAATTGTGGCGGTCATGTCTATTATGTAACTGATAAGGCACTGGATAAACTGAAGAAAGAATATTCGTGGTCTTGTGATTTCTAATATAATCCGAAAATGGTAGTCTTTGACGCTGGCAATAGCGATGAGGTGAGTGCACGCACTGAAATCGAACCGTCAGCCGGATTGAAAATATAAGTATTAACAAAGTAGGTAGGCGCTCGTAACACCTACCTACGCAAAATCAATAAAGAATATGAGTTCAATTATCAATTTCGATTACAAAGGTAGTCAAATTTCGTTTGAAAAGGGTAAAAACGTCATGGTAAACCTTACATCAATGGCTAAACCATTTCCAGAGAAGAATCTCACGCAGATTATTAACTCACAAGAAATCAATGACTACTGTATTTCTCTATCCAAACTACAAAATTATAGTTTGGCTGATTTACTGATAGTTAGGCGTGGCGGTAATAATAATGGTACTTGGGCGCACCGTCTTGTTGCTATCCGTGTCGCTCAAAAGCTAAATTCAGACTTTGCCGTATGGGTAGACATGAGAATAGAAGAACTTCTCACCACAGGCGTAGCCACCGTAAGCAACGACGACGAAGCAATAGCCTACGCCATGCAAGTACTCAACAGACGCTTAGAAGCCGCAAAAGCCGAGAAAGAACGATTAGAGCAACAGAACCAGTTACAAAGCGAACAATTGAAACTAGCCGCCCCTAAAGTGCAATACGTTGATAACGTCTTGCGATCCGTAAACACCTACACGGTCACTCAGCTAGCCAAAGAGTTGGGTTTCACATCTGGCGAAGCTCTTAACAAAAAGCTCAAAGAAATGAGGATACAATATAAACAGTCTGGTCAATGGCTGCTATACACCGATTATAGCGGCAAAGGCTATACAAAGACAAAAACAGAGAGTTTCACCCGCAACGACGGCAGTATAGGTACTAACACATATACTGTTTGGACTGAGGTTGGCAGGGCTTTTCTTCATTCTCTATTCAAAGTATCATGTTAGAGTTAACAATTATATTCAGCAGCCTGTATATCGGTTACAGGCTGTTCAGAAAGTCAGGTGAGAGATTTTTCGATTAAAAGTATAAACACATAAGATATAACGATTATGAAAACAGAAATCAACATTGAAGATATTAAAAATCAGGTGGTTCACTCTGAGCTATTAAAAGCTATGTGCCTTATCAACCAAGCCCGTAACATTATACAATCTGCTATGGATGAAAAAGAGTTGAGAGATGCCGGACAGTGGGACTGCATGGATGAAACAGTTAGCAGACTGAACAACTGCGCTAATGATGTAGCGTATATCATCGGTTTAACAATAAGTGATAGGGTTAAATCCATGACAAAGTAACACGATTATCAAAAGGCAGTCTGAGCACGACTTTTGAAGGCTGCCTTTTATTTTTTCATCAATAAAATCAGATAGCTTATGAACTCAATTAACGCAAACGGTTGCAGCGTATGCCAACCCGGTAAAGAGAACTATTGTACCTACAACACTAAGTTGAAAGGTAAGAGAGTGAGAATGTACCAGTATGACTACCGTACTGAAAGTGACGAACTCTTTGCTTGTTGTGCGCCTACCTTAGAGGCGTGTAGAGAAAGACGGGATAAATGGCTTAGTTCACGACAATAAACCGATTGTCGTGTATAACGATTGAAGATATTTCGTTATCTTTGGTTGTGGTAGTACCTTTGGGGTACTATCGCGGAATGGAGCAGTTGGTTAGCTTACCGCTTTGACTTGGCGGTGGTCACAGGTTCGAGTCCTGTTTCCGCAACTATGATTATTAATTTAAATTTGACACGATTATGAACATTCTTACATTAAGCATCAAACAGAAGTATTTCGATGAAATCTTGGCAGGCAAGAAAACCCACGAATACCGCGAAATCAGACCAACAAACGCTAAGAAATATATCACTTACCTATGTGGCGGTAAAGAATATCCGGCTGATGCAGAACTGCCTGAAGAAGGTGAGGTAGAATTGAAGCCTATCAAGTACGATGCAATCAAGCTTCTGACAGGTGCATATACGGGTAAACGTCCTTACATCATTATAGAGGTAAAGAATGCAGAAGCAGTAATTCTCACAGATGAAAACGGTAATGATATTGTTTACGAACATCAAGGCGAAGAATATCTTGCCGCACAAATGGATTATACTTTGGGTAAGATATTAGAGAAACATATAGATTGATTTGTTTAACTTTTAAAATTAGAAAGCAGAGTCGCAAGAAGAATTAACAGAGTAGCCGGGCCTCGCAGAAATATGAATGGTGCAGGGGCAGGTGGTAGATTGGTTGCCAATCGTAGAGGTACAGCAAGTGCCACACAGTTAGGATCACGCAGACAGCGTTACAGTGATCTTCGTACTTCATTTGGTTTAAGTGGTGGCTAGCTATGAACAAAGTAGAACAAGCGAACCGGTATATAGACCTCATTCGGGTAAAATCGAATGAGGCTTTGCTGTTTTTATCACTTGGTAAAGATTCGCTTGTTCTGCTTGATTTAATCTATCCGAAGTTTGAGAGAATAGTCTGCGTGTTCATGTATTTCGTCAAGGACTTAGAGCATATCAACCGTTGGATAAACTGGACTAAAGCCAAATATCCGAAGATAGAGTTTGTTCAAGTGCCACACTGGAACCTCACTTACATTCTCCGTGGTGGTATGTATTGCGTGCCAAATCCGAAAGTGAAACTGTTGAAGCTGGCTGATGTGGTAAAGGCTATGCAACTTACTCACGGAGTTTATTACACATTCTTGGGTATGAAGAAAGCTGATGGCATGAATCGTAGGCTTATGCTGAAAGGGTATGAGGCAAACGGTTACAAGAATAACGGTATGGTTTATCCTTTGGCTGATTGGAATCAAAGAGACATTCTTGCTTACATGAAGCAACACAACCTACCCGAACCTATTCGGTATAGCTTAAAGGCTTCAAGTGGAGTAGGCTTCAATCTTGATTGTATGCTTTGGATGGAGAAGAATTACCCGCAAGATTTACAGAGAATTTACAAAGTTTTCCCAATGGCTGAAAGGGTGCTTTGGGAGTATAATAATCAACAAAAGCAATAGAAGGAAAGCCGAGTCAGAAGAAAATCAATTGATGATATTGCAGAGCAAAGATACAGACTATCTCGTACTTTAACGGGTAATAGGCTGAACAGCGTAAACTCTATTGCAAGAAAGTATATTCGATACATTGAACGAACCTTTGGGTATAACGAGGGGAAACAACAAGATGGCGCAAGAAAAGTATCTCGAAGAATTTATATGGGTTTAACTAATGGATGATATGGAATTGTCAAAATACATAAAGAGTGAATCGGTGGAACTTAATCGTTCTGCCATTCACTTTGCAGATTATAACCCCCGGAAACTTTCCGATGAATCACGTAAGACACTGAAACGTGGTATCAAGAAATTCGGATTGGTAGGTGGAATAGTTGTGAATAAGCGTACTGGTCTTACCGTAGTCAGCGGGCACCAGCGTTTGTCTGTCATGGACGAATTGCAAAAGTTTCCCGATAACGACTACCGTATTCGTGTCGATGTCATAGACGTGGACGAGCAGCAGGAAAAGGAGTTAAATATTTTAATGAACAACCCTAATGCACAAGGTACATGGGATTTTGACGCTCTTGCTCGTATTGTTCCTGATATTGACTGGAAAGATGCAGGTCTGACCGATGCAGACTTGAATATGATTGGTGTCGATTATCTATTACAGACAGAAGAGGAAAACTCCATTGCTGATGCTTTGTCTGATATGATGGCTCCAGTTACCGAGCAAAAGGAAGCCGAGAAAGCCGCCAAACAGTTGGAACGTGCCGAAAAGGTTGCCCACATGAAAGAGGTCAAGCAGCAGGTAAAAGAAAACGCACAGAAGCAAGTCGAGAACATGGATGCCTATGTGATGTTGTCCTTTGATACCTATGAAGCTAAAGCCGCTTTCTGCGAAAGGTTCGGGTATGACCCGGATATGAAGTTCATAAAGGGAGAAGTATTTGATGAACAAGTAGAAAGAATAGATTAATTATTGGGAGGGAAGCTGAGTTAGAAAGAAAACATATAGCCAGTTATATCAGCAGTCCAGACGAATAATGTACAACGCTGGAAGGCAATACGGGTTAGGTTCTGCAAGACAAAGAAACATAAGGGATAGAACGAAATCCATAATGGGAAGATATGCTGAGAAAATAGATAGCTATTTCTCAAAAAGAGGAGTTGATGTCTATGGAAACAAGCCAATTTCTCGCCGTGTATATATGGGTAACAATAACGGTTGAAATTATGATTGGCGATTTTATACTTTGGATAAGGAATGTTCTAAAGCAAAACCTGTTTTGTGTTCATCATTATGTTTGGAAAGGTAGTGTGATGTTCTCTGAGTTCAGGTATGAACAATGTGAGAAATGTGGAAAATTAAAGAAGTAATATGAGCAATAGTGAATCTCAAAATAGAAAAGGTAAAGGAGGAAGAAAGCCAAAGTTTGACTACACAAGCGAGGACTTTCTTTCTCTCGTGGAATCGTATGCCAAAAAGGGATTCACTGATAAGGAAATTGCCTATGCCATTGGACTGTCACCGCAAAAATTTAGCGAAAAGAAAAGCGCATACAGTGAATTAAGTGATGTCCTCTCACGTGCGCGTTGTGCGATAAACTCCCTTGTGCGCGCCAAATTTCTTGCAATGGCTCTTGGTGGCATAAAAACAAAGAATACCACAGTTCGGAAGTTACGGGATAGAGATGGCAATCTGACAGGCGAAGAAGAAGTACAAGTTGTAGAAGGTGAGCTAGCTCCCAATTTGAGTGCTCAAATGACTTGGCTATACCATTACGATGAGGACTGGAGAAAGGTTGAACGCAAACAGGATGAAGATGCTGATATTCCAACAGACATAGAACACGGTATCAACATTGATTCTTGGATTAAAGACAAGCTGAAATGATAGTACCTCAAGAAATTTACCATCCATTATACGAGAATAAGGAAAAATTTATAATTCTTATCACCGGTGGGCGTGGTTCGGGAAAATCTTTCAATGCTTCCACCTTTATTGAACGGTTGACTTTTGAAATGACTCCTGTAGAGAAGATAGTCCATCAAATTCTTTACACCCGTTATACGATGGTTTCCGCTGGTATGTCTATCATCCCCGAGATGATGGAAAAAATAGACCTTGACGGAACGACCAAGTATTTCAAGACCACCAAGACGGATATAGTCAATAAAATGACTAAGAGCCGTATCATGTTCCGAGGTATCAAAACTTCATCAGGAAACCAAACAGCGAAACTAAAATCCATCCAGGGTATCACTACTTTCGTCTGCGATGAAGCGGAAGAGTGGACAAATGAAGAAGAATTCGACAAGATAATGCTCTCTATCCGTAAGAAAGGGATTCAAAACCGGATTATCATCATAATGAATCCGTGCGATTCCAATCATTTCATCTACAAAAAGTATATTGAGAAAACCCATAAACTGGTAGAGGTTGACGGTGTGCAGGTACAGATTTCTACTCATCCGAATGTACTTCATATCCATACCACGTATTTTGATAATTTGGATAACTTATCACCGGAGTTTCTGAAAGAAGTCGAGGATATGAAGGTGAACAACCCCGAAAAGTATGCTCATGTGGTTATCGGCCGTTGGGCAGATGTGGCGGAAGGTGCTGTGTTCAAGAAGTGGGGAATTGTTGACGAGTTTCCGGTTTGGGCAAAGAAAGTGGCTATCGGGCAAGACTTCGGTTATACACATGACCCGTCCGCTTCCATTCGGTGTGGTATCGTTGATAACGCCCTTTACTTGGATGAAGTGGACTACCGTACAGGATTACTTTCTTCTGACATCATCAAGACTCTTCGCCCGTGGGGTTTGAAAGTCATAGCTGATAGTGCTGACCCTCGATTGATTCAAGAGATACATAACGGAGGAATAAAAATATATCCGGTTGAAAAGGGTGCAGGCTCTATCAATGCGGGAATTGACAAAATGCAGGGTATGGAAATTTATATAACCAAGCGTTCATATAATCTTCAAAGCGAGTTCCGTAAGTATGTATGGGCAAAGGATAAGGATGGGAACTATATCAACGAACCGGAAGATCATGACAATCACGGAATAGACGCTGTACGTTACTATGTATTGGGTGAGCTTCTTGGTAAGATTCAGAAGCCGAAAGATTTAACTGGAATATTCACACACTAAAAATATAAGCTATGCCATTAACTCTAGAAGAAATATTAGCATTGCCCGATATTGGGCAGAAAATAAATTACCTGAAGAAAGGTAGAAAGACCGAACTTCCCGACTGTTGTAAACTTTGGGACGATTGGAATCCGGAACGCCATGAAATCATGGTTGACAAGGAGAAGTACCCGGATAGAAAAGTTCTTGAAAAGGAAGCAGAGAAAGTTTTCGATGAGAAGACTGGCAAGACCTACGAAATTGAAGCTCAGTATAAGATCGAGCCGGTAAACCGTATCACTATTCCATTAGAACAGGATATAGTGAACATCCAAACAGCTTTCACGGTCGGCACAGAACCGTCTATGGATTGCACTCCGACTGATAATGATGAAAAGAAACTGCTGGATGCGGTAAAGGCTGTATTCAAGTCCAACAAAATCAAATATCAAAACAAGAAGATTGTCCGTGCCTGGCTCTCCGAACAAGAAGCGGCAGAATATTGGTATGTTACCGATGATGATTCGTTTTGGGCAAAGTTCTGGAAGAAAGTAAAGACTACGTTCGGTGGCAAGGTCAAGCCCACCAAGAAACTGAAAAGCGTGTTATGGTCTCCATTCAGAGGTGATAAGCTATACCCGTTCTTTAACGATGAAGGTAAAATGATTGCTTTCTCACGTGAGTACAAGAAGAAGCTCATGGATGATTCGGAAGTCATCTGCTTTATGACTATCACGGACAAAATGGTTTATCAATGGGATTTGTCTAAAGGGTATGAAGAAAGAACGCCTTTTGCTCATGGATTCCCCAAACTACCGGTTCTCTATGCTTATCGTCCTGAACCTTATTGCAAGAAGATTAAGACCTTCCGGGTCCGCTTGGAGAAACTACTATCCAACTATGCCGATTGCATTGACTATCATTTCTTCCCACTGCTGAAGCTAATTGGAGATGTAGAGGGCTTCATGGGTAAGGTTAAGGATAGAATGGTCAAACTTATAGGAGAAGGTGCTGATGCCCAATATCTGACGTGGAACCAGGCAAATGACACCGTGAAATTTGAGGTAGAAACCCTCTTTGAGAAAGCATATTCTATGACGAATACACCGCAAATCAGTTTTGAAAAGTTGAGCGGTGCTGGAAATGCCTTGTCGGGAGTGGCTTTCGATTACGTGTTCCTTTCGACACATTTGCAAGTTCAAAATCATGCCGAGGTGATAGGTGAGTTCTTGCAAAGACGTGTAAACTTCATTGTGTCTGCTTTAGGCTCTATAAATCCATCTGAATTTAACAAAGTATCTGAAACGATAGATATTAGTACAGAAGTTGTTCCGTATCGCCTTGACAATTTGGAAGATAAAGTCAATGTAGCTGTAAAAGCTGTGTCGGGTGGTGTATGGTCACAACGACATGGGGTAATGTTCGCTGGAAATATTGACCGCATCGAAGAAGAAATCGCAGAGATAAAAGAAGAACAAGAAGAAAAAAGAAAAGCTGAAATACAAAAACAAGCCATAAAGAAAGGGGAGTGAAATCACTCCTCTTTGTATCTCCATTGATAGCCCTTGTGCTTCTTTATTTTTCCACTACAACACATTGAAATGCCCGAAAAATGAGCGTCTGTCGCGCGTGCTGCTTCATTAAGACTATCAAATGAATTTATAATTTTGCCGTCTTTCAATTGTATAACAGCTCGTGAATTATGGTGGTTTTTACCAGTTTTTTGCTTTCTACCAAGAACTCTATATGCGTGTAGAAGGTTCTCACCATCAGTAACCCATTCAAGATTGGCAACGCAATTATTGGTTTTATCACCGTCTATGTGATTTACTTGTGGTAGGTTTTGCGGATTAGGTATAAAAGCATTTGCAACCAAGCGGTGAACTTTAAATATGTTCTTTCTGCACCATACGTTCAAATACCCCTTTTTACTTTTGACAGGTATTAAAATGCGTCCATCTTTAACCCAATACCCTTTGCCATTCCAGCATTTCTTTGGTAAGGATTTTACCCTGCCTAAATTTGATACTTGATAATCGCCTTCGTACCCTTCAATGTCTTTCCAAATTTCGTCCATAATTATTTCATTTTAAAGTAAATAATAAAGGCAGCCTTTAAAGTCGTGCGAGCTGCCTTTGGATAATCGTGTTATCTCATCATTGAATCTACTCTGCCTGTCACGGTAATACCGATAATATACCCTATATCACAAGTACATTCATTCAGTTTAGTGACTGCTTCATCTAAGCAATCCCATTGCCCGGCATCCCTTAGTTCTTTTTCATCCATCGTGCCAGAAACAATATTACGAGCTTGATTTATTAGGCACATCGTTTTCAATAATTCAGAGTGAACAGCATTGTTCTTTATCTCTTCGATGTTGATTTCTGCTTTCATGGTTATGCGATTTTTATAAGGTTACACTTCTTGAAGCAACGCCAATCACCGACCTCTGTATCAAAATAGGTCTGTAAGTTATCATTTGGCTTTCTGCCTGTACCTTTTGTTTCAGGTACTCTGCTTTCTAAGAGAGTGCCAAAGGCTTGACGTAACGACCCGTCTGTCTTTTTGAAGTAGAACTCTACTATCTTCACTTTTAAAGCTGCTTTCAGCTTCAAATTAACCCATGCGCATTTTAACGCTTCACTCATTGAATAACCGTTCTTGCGAACAAAAGACCATGCCATTTGCATTACCTCTTTCATCTGACTTCTAAACTTTGTACTCATACTACTTATATTATAAATTATACTTTTAGTTATCATTTTGATATTGTAAAGTAAACTATAAGTATTCAATAAACAAAATGAATATAGTTAATAAATGACAAAAAGAATACTTTTAGTTATCTTATTTAGCTAATATGAAAACTTTGAGTAATTTTGCCGTAAATAATAGGAGTAAACTAAATATATACATATATGAGATTTAGAATTTTAGAACTATGTAAAGAGGCTGGAATCAACCAAACAGAACTGGCTGATAAAATAGGCTTATCACGTGTTGGTCTATCAAAAGCCATTAATGGAAACCCTACTATTAGCACATTGGAAAAGATCGCCGATGCTTTGGGAGTGCCGGTTACTGAACTATTTGAAAAGTCAAACACTGGAGATATAGTAGGCTTTGTTAAAGTAGGCGATACCGTACATGAGGTGAAGTCTGCGGAGGATGTGAAGGATTTAGCTGGAAAATTATAATCTCTAATTATTAACCTTTATGAGTGATAAAGAAAGTATTGCTACAAAAATAATAGAAGCTGGTGGTAGTTTATCTGTAAAGAGTGCTTTAAATCCTATGCTATGGTTGTGCGTAATGATTGACGTACCTTGTTTTATTCTTATTGGGATATTAAATCCCCCACCTACATGGTTGATAGTATTAACATTAGCTCCTGTATGTGTTGCTTTATTTGGTTTCTTATTTTTACTATTTGTTGATCGTGATAAACTTCAATCGGAGGAATATCAGTTAAAGAAACGTTCTATGGAAATGTTTCAACAGAAAGGTGATTCAGAACCTACGTTGATTACAAGCGAATCAATGCTTGAATTGGAAGCTCCTGATGAATTAAGTGAGAATAAGTTAATAACAGATAAAAATAATTCTGCAAGATGAGGAAAGCATATTTATTAGTATACTCTGATAAAAATATCACAAGGGAACAAATAACTAAGTTTATGAACGAAAGTGATGTAATAATAACATGGAGGTATGATATGCCCAATAGTTATTATTTTATATCAGAAGAAAGTGCGAAAGATGTATCTATGGCTTTGAGAGAATCCTTATTTGAATTTCGACATATTATAGTTGAAATTGAAGACAATTATTGGGGATGGCTACCTAATGATACTTGGTATTTGATTAAAAATAAACGACTGAAAAAAAAGTGATGACTTAAATGACAAGGTTACTACCGCTGTTTCTGCCGTCAGTGGTGGAGTATGGTCCAGGCGTGAGGGGATTATGTTTGCTGGAAATGCTGATAGAATTGATGAAGAGTTGAAAGAAATCGAGGAAGAACAGAGTTTGAAAAATGAAAAGGTGATTCCTGCTACAAAAGAATGACTTTTGGTTAATTGTGAATAGATAGCGGAGCTTTTCAGTCCCGCTTTTTTATTGTGCATAATTCGATATTATAAAATATTTATGCTATAATAGTTTTATAATTCAAAATTATTTAGTACTTTTGTATCAAATGAACAACGTATGAGAATAGTATCACATAAAAAGCTGAAAGATTTCTATGAAACCAAAGGTTATGAAGATTCACGCATAGCCTTAGAGCGTTGGTATGATATAACAGAAAAAGCCGAATGGAAAAATTTGTCTGATATAAAGGTTGATTTTCTTTCTGCTGACTATGTAGGCAACCAACACTACGTTTTCAATATCAGAGGCAACAACTATCGGTTGGTTGTCGTTGTTAAGTTTACAATTGGGTACGTCTTCATTCGCTGGGTTGGTACTCATAAAGATTATGATAAAATAGATTGTTCAACCATTTAAGATATAGGATATGAATAAAGTAACGAAAGAACAATATGAATTTGCACTGGCGAGAATAGAGGAACTTTTGCCATTGGTTGATGACAACACCCCTGCAAACGATAAGAATGCAGTGGAGCTCACTGTTATGTCCGATATAGTGATTGCTTACGAGAAGGAGCATTATCCGATAGAAAAGCCGACCGTTGCGAAATTGATAGAATTATCTCTTGAAGAAAAGGGGATGACGCAGAAACAACTTGCCGGTGAGATCGGAATAAGCCCTTCACGTGTTAATGACTATCTTTCTGGACGTTCGGAGCCAACATTGAAGATAGCAAGACTTCTTTGTCGGGTGTTGAATATTCCTCCAGCTGCAATGCTTGGATTTTAAACAGAAAAATATAATACTAAGTATAAATTTCATTTTGATACTATGAGTGAAATAAAGATTGGTAATGATGATTTTATCCTTTATATAAGGAAGAATCAGAGGGCAGATGGGTTGATGTCTAAAACAAAGAATGATAGACTTGGTCGGATGATATGGGAATTTATTAGAGATAATAAATTCGGAAAGAAAGTTTCAGAGGATAGTGTTTCTTGCATTTGGAATCCTATAGGATGCAATGATGATGGCTTTGGACTTCCTAAAAATGCAACCCAGTTTTATATTGATACTTCAAAACTGGAAGTTATTTATGATGAATTGTATCTAATGTCTCAAAGATAAGTTTTTATAAATTCAAAATGTAGCCGTGTTCCTTTATTAGTTCACGGCTTTTTTTATTCTATTTCTTCACAATCTCTTCTTGGTGAATTCTACACCATCTAATTATTTCCCTTCCACTTACTTACTTCCTACTTTTATACCGTATTCACGACAATGGTTCTATTGTCGTGAATAGGAAGCTTAAATATTTACTAATCATCTGTATTGGTGGTATTTTTACTTCTGCAAATTGAAGCTCAAATTTTAATTCATACAGTATGACAATTTTAGAACAAATCTTAGCGGGCCTCCAAACCAAGTTTACTGGGGTGGATGCTGCTATTCTCACCCGAATTGCCACTAAAAAGGCAGAGGGTGTAACGGACGAGACAAAGGTAAACTCTATTGTTGAGGGTATTAGCTTTTCGGACGTGTTAAATTCTTATGGTGATTTTCGTGCAGGGGATGCTACCCGTACTTCTGTTCAGAACTACGAGAAGAAGCATAACCTTAAAGACGGTAAGCCAATCGAGAATCCCAATCCTAACCCAAATCCGAAGCCGGAAGACAAGAAAGATGATGTACCTGCATGGGCACAAGCTTTGATTGATTCAAATAAGAATCTTTCGACTGAACTTTCCGCTTTAAAGCAAGAAAAATTACAGGCTACCCGGCAGGAGCAGATTATGGCAAAGGCAAAGGAGTATGGTATTCCCGAAAACTACGCCAAGAGGTGTGCCATCAAGGACGATGAGGACTTGGATGTTTATTTCAAGGACTTGAAACAGGAGTTCGCAAATGACGGCTTCAAAGGCGTAACCCCTCCCGAATCAGCAGAAACGAAGATTGAGAAAGAAAACGAATCTATCGCAGGTATGATTTCGGAAGGAACAAAAGAAATTGTTGAATCTAAAAAGTAAAATTTATGGCAGCAGGTACTAAGTATAACTTAACCCCGGAATACAAGCCGGAAGAGTTTTACCGTGTTGAAACAGGTGTCAGAAAGAGCGGTCCTTGGAAGTTGGATATTACCAACCTCGTAGTAGGTTCTACTCTTCCTGTATTCACCCCGGTACAAGCGGACTTGAAGAAACGGACACTCGTTCCCGTCCGTAATGTGAGAGTTATTGAAGCATACGCCACCGGAGAAACCGCTTTGTCTATCAAGATAGCAAAGGATTCTCTGGCTTATGTGGGCATGTTTATCGGAAGCGGAAAGAAAGGTGCGGAAGTAGCATCTATTGACAAGTCCAATAAAGCCTACGATGTATTAACCATCAAAGCGGCTTTCGGAGAAAATATCGCTAAGGATGCGGTTCTTTTTGAGGCTACCGCAGTGGGTGGTACAGTGAAGAAGAACACTGCTAACTTCGTTCTTTACGATGCGAAGAAAGTTGAAAGTGACGGAGCTGTTCTCTGTACTCTCCTGATGCAGGCTTATGAGGTAAAGGAAAATAAGCTGATTCTTCCTGTTCATGAACTGGATAAGGTCGGATTGACTTCCCGTTTTCAGTTTGAGTATTAATAATAAAAAAGTAGAGTTATGAATTTGACTATACAGACTTTATTCACAGACCCTAATATCGTCCAAGCGATTATTGACCGTGTTCTCCAATTGAGATTGGATACAATCTATTGGAAGCAATACGGTGATTTCTTGGAAACCAAGCAGCGTGTTTTCAAAACTTATTTGGGAACAGTTACAGGCGTTGTTGCTGGTTCCATTCTTGGCAAGAATGACCAGAAGCCCATTCGTGAAAGACGCTCACTCGGAAGCGGTTATACTGAAATCGCCTATTTGGGCGACCGTTATCAGATGGATATTGAACGTCTGTCACAATTGCAAGACATCATCGACAAGTTCAATGCCGCCAATACTGCCGACCAGCGTACAATCTTGCAAGAAATCATTGATTTTATCGTTGATGATTACCGCCAAATCCTGCTTGCTCCGCACAAGCGTATGGATATTATCGTTCCCGAATTGTTGATGACTGGTAAGGCGCAGGTTCATTTGGCCGATAATAAGGAAAACATCGAATTGTTGGACATCGAGTTACCGTTCCACTTCCTTACTCCTGATGCTTCAGCAAAGAATGTATTTATCTCTTACTTGCAGCAGGAGATTCAGAAATTGAAAGCCAAATACGGTGTGTTCTCCAAGATGATTATGTCTCGTGGTACGTTTATGAAGAACATTGTAGGTGCTTCCGAGTTCGGGGATAAGTTCAAGATGATTCTTGGTGAGCGTGAGTTTATGGTTAATGCCGGATTGGTTACAGACCAAATGGCATCCAGCGTATTTACAGGTATCGGTCTTCCGGCAATTGAAATCAAGGAAGATTATGTAGAAAATCAGGCAGGCGAGAACGTACAGATTTATCCAGATGACCGTATCACTCTGTTGCGTACCGATAAGGTGATGAAGATGCGCCACCATAAGCCGTATGTAATGACTGATCCCGTTCCGGGACGTTCTTACAATACTTCTGAAGGCCAGATGTCTGTATGTAACTATCGTGACGAAGAAGGTAGATACATGGAATACACCGCTGAATGGATTCCTGAGTTTACCGCTCCGAACAAGATTGTGAATTTCGATTTATCAACCATGAACGCTGTCCCGGAGGGATAAGGAGGATTCTATGAAGATTAAAGTGATTGATATTTTCCGCGACAAGTTTACTGGCGAAGTGTACAATCTGGGTACAATCCTCGATTTTGAAGACGAAACCCGCGTGAAAGACCTTTCGGAACGCAAACTTGCCGAAGTTATTGAAGAGAAGAAAGCCTCTAAGGGGATTTTTCTCTTCGAACAGGAGTTTGAAAAGAAAGACGTTGTAGAAGCATTGAAGTCTATCGGTGTCTCTGTAACTGCAAATATGAGAGAGGGAACACTTCTTTCTAAAGCAGGAGAACTGGACGAAGAAAAGACTTCCGCTTTGAAAGAAGCATTAGGTATCGAGTGATGACGGTAAACGGCTACATACAACAGAAGTTCCAGACCTTCGGCATTCAATTGTCGGAAGCTGACCTTTTGGATATGTGTCTGAACTCGAAGATAAGCGGAGAGGATGAGATGAACGAGGATTGCTACGGTCTTGTGTCGGTGGCAATTGCGAAGTTCATCCCCTCTCTATTGTTACGTGCCACTTCAATCAGTGAGAGTGGTTTTTCTATGTCTTGGAATCTTGAAGGGATAAAGGACTACTATTCACTTCTGTGTAAGCAGTACGGATTAAAAGATGAACTGAGTAGCAAACCTAAAGTGACTTTCTTATGATATTTGTTCCACACATATTGCAGGTTAAGGTAATCATTCCGATGGATAAGGATGAGTTTGGCAGACCCATTCCCGGAACTGGTGGTGAGAGCTGGCAGGATATATGCAAGTGCCGTTGTGATGACAACACTACGAAAGAGTTTTCTTCTGACAATGGCTCTGTATATCGTCCTAATTTCCATGTAGTGTGCGAGAAGAGAATCACGATTAAGGCGGGTAGTGAAGTTCGCTGTATGGATGGTGAGAACGTGCGAGGTCAAGGCGAGGTTTACGCGGTGAAGAATACAAACTACTTTAACTACTCGGAATTATGGATGTAAAAGTTGATTTTGATTTTTCAGATTTCGAGCCATTTATAGAGGAAGGTGAAACCGAATTTCTTGAAGTTGTAGATAAAGTTGGTTATGAAGCTGATGAATACGATAAAGAACATGGAAGCTATACCGATAGAAGTGGTACTCTGCGTAAATCGAATAAACATACTGCATCAAAAGAAGGCTTGGAACTCTATAATGATGCTACCGCTCCTAATGGTTATCAGTACGCATCTAAGGTTGAAGGTCATGGATTTATGGTCAGGAGTGAAGGTGCTTTATTTGCTTATAAACGATTAAAGGAGGAATTTGAATAATGATAACACCGCAAACCATAGGGAATATACTTCATCGGGATTGCAAAGCTCTTGGTATAAACGAGATATATGTTGTCTTTGAAGGTGATGACAGTAAAAGTGAAGATTTTCCACATATAGACCCTGAAAAGGGATTGGAAAGAGAAATGATAATCATCCATGTGAAAAAGCAAATACCAAGTAAATACTGGAAGAATAGCTTTAATGAGGTGAATATATTCGTACCGCGCATTCAGGGTTATTCTAACCGTATAAGATTGGCAGAACTCGAAAGGGAAGCTAACAAGCTGTTTGACGATGTAGTAAGCTCCTATGACGGTACTCGTTACCGTTACTCAATTGAATCAATCGGTACGGAAGCGGACACAGCTTTGAAGTGTCATTATGTGAATGTGAGAATTTTATTTGAAGTGTTAAATGTAAAATAGAAAATTATGATTACAGCAGTAGAAATAGACGAACTGTATTATGCAGAACCTATTGCAACTGTCGCAGACAAGTCAAAAGGTCTGACAGGTGCAGAGGTTGCCGCAATTCTGAAAAATGCAGCAACGAAGCAGGTGAAGAATGTGCATGGTGATACATTCCAGTATGAGGAAACAGAGGCCAATACCACAAAGTACAAAAATGCTTTGAATGGTGAATATTATCGTGAAATAACTGAACCGGGAGAAGTGAAAATTAACTTCACTATTGGTGAGTACGATTACGAAACTAAAGCAGATTTGCAAGGTGGAAAAGCCACTGAAAAGTCTTGGGAAAGGGGAAAGCATAAGACTATCCACAAATGTATCATCGGCAAGACAAAAGACGGTGTATATGTTGTATTTCCAAAAGCGACTATCAATGGACGTGGTGCTAATACAGATAAAGCTATTGGATTGGCAGTAACTGCATCTCCGTTGACTACCGGAATAGAAGGCTTGGCTTCTGAAAAATGGTTCGATGAATCGGAAGTTGTAGCGCCAGAAGGTTGATAGTTTTGATAAAAAAGATTGATTAACAGAAAGGGATGGCAGTAAAATTTCATCCCTTTTTAAAAAGGGGCAATGATGAATAAGGGTTCAAAGATAGTATCAGCTTCGATAATTGGGGCAGATTTCGTGAATGTTACGGTAAACGGCAAGTGTTACACAGTTTTTTCGCCAACGGTGCATAAACTGGCTGGTGCCGGTATGTACCTTTCTGATTTTGGGAATGAACAGGATTTGAAAAGTATTCTTAGAGGTATCAATAACTCTGACGGCGTAGCACATGCACTTTCCTGGCTTGTGAAAGACGATGATAGCCTATTTGAAGAATTATCTCAAGGAACTTTGGATGAACTCGTAGACGCTATCAGTGAGGCTTATTCTCTTATCTCGGTGGAATCTTTTACGAAGCTATCAACTTTGGCGAGGAACGTGTCGAGTCTGGTAGCAAAGCAGAAGTAATCGGAAACGATTGCTTTCTTGGACAGATTGCATCGTTCATTGAAAATCTGCATCTGTCGTATCGGGAAGTGGTTTATGAAATACCATATAGAAACTTGGTTATCATGCAAAAGGATAAGCTGCATGTGGTGTATGGAGAGAGGGTGAAAAAAACATCTGGAAAGGAATTAATAAATCGTAGAGGAAGGAAATAGGCATGGCCAAACTATATTTTAAGGTAGCAAGTGACTGGGAAGAAGTTGTAAGGCTCCGTAATGAGATTGAAAGGCTCAAACAGGCCTTAAAGGGCATGGATAGTACACAATCCCCTGCTACTTTCAAGTCTCTTAATACCCAGTTATCTACATCCACTCAACGCATGAATGAGTTGGTGACTAATGCTGCGAAAGCTGGTGCCGAAATGGAGAATGGTTTCAAAAAGAAAATCTTCGATGCCTCCCAGGTCGTGAATGGATTGTCGGAAAAAATAACATTTCAACGTGGAACTATCCAACAATTGAAAAATGAATTGTTCGGCCTTAAAGACAAGTATCGTGAAGCATTAAAACAGGACGGTGATACTTCTTCCTTAGAAGCTAAAATAAGGTCTACAAATGAAAAATTGAAAGAACAGAAAAGCACTTTATTTGACCTTACTCAGGAACAGGCTAACGCTCGATTGTCGGTAAAGAAACTTCGGGATGAGTATGAACTTTACAATAATGACGGGAAGAAAGTCGTAGAGACCAACGAAGGCATTGCTATTTCTTGGAAGAAAGCATTAGCGGTTATTGGTGGTGTAGCAGTATTGAAGGCATTAGGTTCTGAGATCATCCGTGTCCGTGGTGAGTTTCAATCCATGCAGACCGCTATTGAGACTATGGTTGGAAAGGATATGGCAGGGCAACTGATTCCGCAAATCAAGGAGCTGGCTAAGATTTCTCCACTTACTATGTCAGATATGGTTGGAGCAGAAAAGATGATGCTTGGATTTAACATACAAGCAGAAGACACTATCAAATACTTGAAAGCCATTAGTGATATTTCTATGGGGGAATCCAGTAAGTTCAATTCGCTGACTTTGGCATTTTCACAGATGTCAGCAGCGGGTAAACTTATGGGGCAGGATTTGAATCAAATGATAAACGCTGGATTCAACCCGTTACAGATTATCTCCGAAAAGACCGGAAAATCTATTGCAACTTTGAAAGATGAAATGTCTAAAGGGGCTATTTCCGCAGAAATGGTACAACAGGCATTCATTGATGCAACTTCTGCTGGAGGTAAGTTCTATAATATGTCTGAAAATGCTTCAAAGACTATCAATGGTCAGTTGTCTATGATGCAGGATGCTTTGGATAACGCTTTCAATGAAATGGGACAGAAGTCGGAAGGTGTCATAATGAAGGGTATTCAGATGACTACTTCACTGATTCAGAACTATGAAACTGTTGGCAAAATATTGGCTGGACTGGTGGCTACCTATGGTACATATCGTACTGCTGTGATGTTGGTTACTGCTGCTGAAAGTAAACATACTCTTGTGGAGATAGGGCTTACTAATGCCCGTATATTGGCACGGAAAGCGCAACTGGCCTTGAATGCAGCCATGCTTACTAATCCTTATGTGTTATTAGCAACTGCTGTTGTTGGATTAGGAGCCGCTATGTGGGCTTTCCATGATTCTACAACAGCAGCCGAAAAAGCTCAAAAACGTTTCAATGAGAAACAGAAGGAAGCTGCCAAACAAGAACAAGAGCATAAGCAGAAGATTGATTCATTGGTAGAAAGCTCCCGTGATATTGCTTTGGCTGATTTACAACGTGGGCAAAGTTTGGCTGAACTTCGCAAGGAGTATCCTAAGATATTCGATAAATACGATATTGAGACTATAAAACTTGCGGATATTCTTAAATTGAAACGTGAAATTGCAGAAGAAGATGCAAAACGTGCAGGAGAAAAAAAAGAAAAAGAGTTTTCTGATATTGAGAAGGAAATCAAGTATTATGAAAACCTTCTAAAGTCATTATCTGGTCAGCAGGGTGTTGATGGATATGTGAAAAAGCTGAAAGAATTACGAGCAACTCGTGATGTAATGCTGCAAGATAAAGGGAAAGGCATTTCCGAACAATTCATATCCAGTTTAAAGGATATTGATATTAGCGAATTTGACCGTTATATCTCTGAACTTGAAAAGAGAATCAAGGGACAAAGCGAGAACGGAAAAATAAAACTACGATTGCCTATTGATGTGAAAGGTTCTCTGTCTGATGAAGCCATATACGAAGTAAAGGATATAAAAACACTTATAGATACAGCTAAGTCTACAAAACAAACTCGTATTGATGCTGATAAAAATAAAACTACCTATCAAGAAGACCTTGTCAAAGCAAAAAAAGATTGGGAGAAAGCAAAGAAAGGGTACGAAACACTTTTGAAAGATCAAAAAGCTACATCCGAGCAAGTGAAGAATGCCCGTGATGAAATACGGGCAAAAGAAAAAGCCTATAAGGATTTAGGTGGTATCACTGGTAGCTCGTTGACCAAACAAGAAAATCAAGCCGATAAACTCCGCAAAGACCAGCAAAAATCAGCCGAAGAACTTCTTACTCTTCGCCGTCAAAATCAACAGGACGAAATCAGTCTGATGAAAGAAGGAACACAGAAAAAACTATCACAGATTGACTTAGACTATCAGAAGGAGCTTGATACCATAGAGAAGCAGCGCACTGAATGGGAGAAGACACAAAAAGGGAAGTTGACAAGTGAGCAGGAATCCCAATTATCCATATCGGAAGAATACGCTTTCAAGGCATATCAGAAGAGAGTATCGGAAACAAACAAGGAAAAGTTAGAATCCGACCGGAAAGCATGGCAGGAATATTTCATCCAATTTGGTAATTATCAAGAGAAACGGAAGAATCTTATTCAAAAGTATGATGATGAAATAGCTAAATTGGAAGAACATAGTGCTGAAAGAGCTACTAAAATTGCTGAGAAGAATCAAGCAATAGATCAGCTGGACGAACAGTTCGGGAAATCTACTCATGTCATGGCTGATTTGTTTGAAGATGCAAGTGAAAAGAGTGTATCATCTATTCAAGATATTATTGATAAGTATGAATTGTTAATCAAGTATATGTCTGGAACGGATGAGTCAGTATCTCTTATCAATTTAAAATCAGTAGGTTTCACAGACAAGGATATCGCAAATCTTGAGAATGGGACAATCAATATCAAGGATATAACGGATGCCATAAAAAGGCTAAAAGAAGAAGTTAAAGGTAAATCCCCTTGGTTATCCTTTTTCTCGGATATGAAAAAAGGAATCGATGATATAAAGAATGCTAATGGTGATACAAGGAAGCTCGGCCAGGGCATATCAACTATAGGGGGAGCTATAACAGAGTTTTCTCCTGCTATCAAACAGTTTGGGAGTGATATATCTTCCATATTTGGAGAAGATTTGAACGATGAAATAAATAACGTTATTGACGGTCTTTCCGGTCTTGGGCAAACGGCAGTAGGAGTAGGACAAATAATGTCTGGAGATATTGCCGGAGGTATCATGAGTGCTGTAAGTGGAGTCTCTCAACTTGTCAATGCAATGGGTAATTTGTTCGGGCCGGACGGTACCGCTTATTATGAAGGAGTAAAGGAACAGCTTGAAGCAATAAATGAGGTCTATGATCGTATTATTGACAAAAGCAAGGAAGATATCGTTTTCGGTGGTGGATTTGCATCTGTTCAAGCAGCTACACAAGCCATGGATAATTACGAGAAGAAAGTTATTAATCTTCAAAAGATTGCCGCAGCTTCAGGGCGTGCCGGTGCAAGTTGGAAGTCTCATAGTGCGGAATGGCATTCTAACAAAAATGTTGGTGCAATAGGTGGTTTTGAGCAGATGAGCGACATCCTAGGTAAATCAATAAGCTCCATGACAGACTTGTATAGTTTGTCAGGAGATGAATTGTTCCTCATTCAGTCCCAAATGCCGGAAGCATGGAGTTTAATTGATGCCAGAATTCGTGAAAACTTGGATAGCATCGTAGCTTGTAAAGATGAAGCGAATGAACTGAGGGATGCTCTTAATCAAGCCATGACAGGGGTTGATTTTGATTCCTTCTACAATGGGTTTATTGATCAGTTATCCGATATGGATACTTCTTTTGAAGATATGTGTGATAACTTTGAGGATTATCTGCGTAAGTCAATCATGGCGGGGCTAGTTGCTAGCCAGTATCAAAACCGTATAAATGCTCTCTATGAACAATGGAGTGATGCTGCGAGAAGTGATAGTAAAATTACTAAAAACGAAGCAGACCTTCTCAAAGAACAGTATCAGCAGATTGTAGAAGATATGATGCGTGATCGAGAAGAAATGTTTAAAACATTTAGGTGGGATACTTCTGCTACTTCTCAGGAATCGTCGAAGAAAGGCTTTGCAACTACTTCTCAGGATTCAATAGACGAACTTAACGGACGTTTCATTGCTTTACAGATATCTGGGGAAGAAATTAAGAATCAAAGTATGACTCAATCCCAATCATTAAATATTCTAACGATGAAAACGGATACACTTATTTCCATAAATACGGAAACGAGAAATATAGCCGATGACACACGTGATTTGATAGCAAGTTCATATCTCGAACTTGTTCAAATCTCCGAGAATACCGGAGCAATAATAAAACCAATCCAGCAAATGCAGAAGGATATGGCGGAAGTAAAAAACAATACCAAAGGATTATCAACAAAATAAATAGTTATGGCAGATTTATTAATAAATGGTAGAGATGCTTACAAGACTTGGGGCGTAAGAATGGGAGATAAATTCCTTGATGTGTTTGGTGCATCATTACCTATGAAAGAATTTATTGAAAATAAATCCCGATTAGAACATGGAAAACGTGTGATAATTAATAATCCCAAAATTGATGAACGGGAAATAACGCTCTCTTTTACCATAGAAGGCAATTCTAAATCTGATTATCAAGCAAAGAAAAAGGCTTTTTTTGAAGAATTATACAAAGGCGTGATTGATATTCAGGTTCCGGCTAACAGCAGTGACATTTATCACTTGATTTATTTAGGTAAAAGTATCACCTATGCGCAGAGTTTAGACAGAACTTTTGGTAAATGCTCGATGAAGTTTTGTGAACCAACCCCAAGTTTTAGAACCTAATTTACGACATTGATTTCATTGTCGTATATACGAGTGCCCAAAATTGGGTACTCTTTCTTTTATCTCCGAACTTTGGTGTGTTATGGAATTAGTAGACATCAAAGACATATCCGGCAACATTCGCTTTTCGACTCCTATCAATGAGGGTTCGAAAAGACACTTCCTTTTGATGCAGGAAGATTATGTAACTCTAAAGTTTTCCCTTGCCAGTCCTATCTATTTCAAGTTAGGGGACTACATAGACAATGAGTTGGGAATATTTGAAGTAGTAGACCTGTATAAACCTACCTATAATACCACTAGCGGAGGCTATGACTACGAACTCCGCCTTGACGCTTATTACTGGAAATGGAAGAATAAGAGATTTTTCTACACACCTGAAACAACCGGCCGTGAGGCTGGGTGGAATCTCACAGCCACTTTAGATGTTCACCTGAATATATTTCTTGATAACTTGAAATATCTTGGCTATAAATTCAGGGATAAGGACTTCATTTGGGAAATTGATGATACGGTAGAAAATTCCGCTAAATTAGTCACGTATGACAATGTAAATCTAATAGATGCGCTCACACAAATGGCGGAAGCGTGGGGATGTGAATGGTGGATAGAGAATCATAAGATTTGTTTCGGGCGTTGTGAATACAGTTCCCCTGTTGATTTCAAAGCTGGTGACTTGACGGACACAGAGAATGTGAATGTCAATAATATGACACGCAGCGATAGTCAGACAACTTATGCTACCCGTATCTACGCTTTCGGTTCTACACGAAACATCCCTGCTACTTACCGGAAAGATTTGATATTTGATGTTAAGAAGGTTAATGGGAGAGATATATCCGATACCTCAAGACCGTTAAACATAAGGTTCTTTCCTTCCGTTTCTCATACTGGAATATCTCCTATCAGTATGAATATATTTGAAGAGGGCGAAATGGTGGGAGCACAGGAAGAATATAAGGTTATGACGGAGGTATTTACTTCTTCCATGCCAGCTAGTGAGTACCATATCTCATTCAATTCAATGTTACTATACTTTAGCACCCGATTCACGTCAAACATTGAAAATTTTAAGGCTAAATTATCATTAGTCTATTATGTAGGAGATGTGGAGAAAGTACTGGATATTCAGGAGAAAGCTTTCAATGATTCAGTTTCAAGTTTTACTATTAGTTTTAGTGACACTGATTTCTTTCTTCCTGAAAAGGCTAATAATTGTAAGTTTTTGTTTACATTTAGCTTTTCTCTGAATCATCCAGAGAAAACGGTAGTATATACAATTGGAAGGAGTGGAGAAAATAATGTTAAGCTTGAATGTTTGTCCGCATCGGCGGACACTTCTGTAACTTTCCTGTCCGGAGCAAATCCAGGGAGGACTTTTTCAGCCGTTTATAATCCTGACTTGCTAACAGGTGAGGACGCTAATGTCATACGTCTGCCGGAAGGGGTAACAGCTTCTATGGGTAACCAATATATTATCAACAATATCATTAAGGGTAAAATTCCTGATAACTATTTCAGTAAAGATGATAAAGAACTTACTCTGAACGGTGTCGTTCAAAAGCGTCTTATGTTACCAAAAGATGTTCCTTATATAGATGCTTATAGGTATAGTCCAACAGGCGAACGTATCTATATCGGAGATTCGCGTTATGATAATCCGAATAATGTCGAAATGCCGGAAGAAGAAGCTATTGAAGAAATTGTTAAATTAGAGGATGAATATCCTAAATATATCGGCTCCGTATCCACTATCACCAGTGATGAAAAGGAGGAGGAAGACAGTGACGGAAATAAGACAGGAAACAAGTACCTTATTTACACATTTAAGGACAATGGACTAAAAAACTTTACGAAAGATTTTGTGTTGAATGGTCAAGAACCCCATTTAATTTTCCAGACAGGTAAACTGGCCGGCCTTGATTTTGTTATCTCTCTAAAAGAGAGCGGTAATAGCGGAACTACATTCGAGATAACACGAAATGATGATTATGGCCGGTATCTTCCGGATGATATTCTTTATCCTGTTGTATCTGACACTTATATCCTTTACGGATTTGATACAGCGTTTATTTCAGAGCAGATGTTACCAGAAGCGGAACAGAATCTACTCAAAAAGGCAAAGGAATGCGTAAAGAAATCCATGATTGACCCGTCTACCTACGATTGCGAGATGAACGTTGATTTCATCTACAATGAGGGCAATATTCGTACATACGAAGTTGGAGCTAAAATAAACCTGATAAACAAAGCATTTTTCCCGAAAGGACGACAATCCCGTATCATAGGTTTTGAATGGCCGCTGGATATTCCTTACGACCACCCGATCTATACAGTCGGTGAAACAGCTTCATATTCGCGTATAGGTGAGATAGAGAGTAAACTGGAGTCACTCACATATAAAGGTCAAACCTATTCAGGCTCTTCATCCGGAGGAGGTGGAACAAGAGTGTACATCATTGGAGAAAATGACAATACTCTTCCTTCTGATAAAAATGTATTCTCCGCAAAGAGAGTTCTTCAGGAGATAATCAGTTATTCCATTAGTAAAACAAAAAATGACAGAGCTTTAGGGTTAATATCATTTCTGAAAGGCTTAATTTCCGAAGGCTTGATTGAAGCCAATGGCGGCCTGATAGTCCGCTCTGATAAAACACTATCAGAATTACAATCTCAAATATCCGATTCGTTATCAGAGTTGGATAAAGACTCTATCACAGAACTTGGAGATGAGGGTTCATTATCTACTGCATTACTCGAATTACCTGTAAACGAGGGAATAACCGGCACTTTAGGCGGATTGGACAATGTATCAGATAGAGCAGATGATATTGACGCCCAAGACGTAGTACTTGTTAAGCAGAAAGGCGGAATTCTATGGGAAACGATCGAAATGGACAAAATGAAGGGTAAAGACGGCGTGATTGTTTATCCAACAATGGGCATCAATGTACGCACAGGACACTTGATTTTAAGTGTACCAACGAATAATTATGAGAATCAATTCAAAGTAACTAATGGACACCTAATATTGCAGCAAAATGGCTAATGATATAGATTTAGGCAAGATATCCATCACTCCCAGAGGAGACTGGAACAATAAGACAGAAGTTGAATATAATGATATTTGGCGTTATAAAAATGCCAAATATTTGGCTTTACAAGATTCAACCGGTGTAGTCCCGGCAGATGACGGGGTATATTGGTACGAACTTTCGTCTCAAGGAAAAAGCGCGTATCAGCAGGCAGTCGACAATGGCTTTCCCGGCAGCGAAGAAGAATGGCTTCAATCGTTGAAACAACCGGCGTTGGATGGCGCAGCGCGGGCAGATGCTGCGGTAGCTAATATGGATAAGCGGTTCCCGGATGAAATATCGAAGATTCAGAGCTCTTTATATAATCAGTTAAGTTCGGATTTAAACGACAAGGTCGTCAAACCTCTTGTTATTTCCGGTACCGAACAATTGGCCGGTCAATATAAGATGAATGGAGAAGTAATAGATATCTATGAAAGATCAGTATCTTTATCCAACTTGCCAAAGGTTGCCGGAGAAACGAAAGATTATGTGATTGCGGATGAGCCTCTAGGGTTTGGGACGTATGTTAACGTAGAATCATTCGTTGCTTCAACCGGAAAAGGATTGAATAAGGAGTTTTTCAATTTCAATTATGACATTACACGGTTTTACATTAATTCTCAATTGCAGACGTGTGTTGTGCTGAAATGCAGGAATACGGTATCTGAAGAGGTAAACGGTCTGATGCACATTCAATATTGCAAATTCCGGGGTGATGTGGTTGAGTTTGATATTACGCTTCCAAGTTCGGTTAATAAGGAGGCTATTTCGTTGGAGATTCCACCTTTGAAGTATAATAAGAAGATGGTATTTAGCTATATCACGGACGATAGTTATGCTATATACCAGTATATATTTTCGCTGATTAATAAAAGATATATAGCTAAAAGATTTAAATTACCTGATGATAGGATTCTTACATGGCATTTGGGTATGCAGGGTGACCCGCAGATAGAGCAGTATGTTTCTGACGCTTATTATCCGGAAAAACCCGCACAATGTACTGATGGTGCCGGGATAAAGAAAAGATATGCAACTACTGTTGCTACTTGGCCGGATAAATTAAAAAAACAATACATAGGCCAGGATTTCGGTTATTTTCTACCGTGGATGTCAGAAAAGGAGTTTAAACTTTTTTTTGACTTCGGGTTCATGGTAGCCTATCACGATTTGATAGGTTATGATACTGCTACTACCGACACACAGGCAAAATTTGATAAATGTGTCGAGGACTCGGTCGCACTTTTCAAGGAGTACATAGGCATTACCCCAAAATTAATGGTGGAACCGAATGGCGACCACAAATATATAACTTTCAGCCGGGTTAATGACAACATTCAGGTCATTACTGCGCAGGGAGGAGACCCCAGTATTAAAAAAGTTTATCCATTCAGTCCCGATTTTACTTTAAGCAAAAATAATGTAACAATTCAGAGATTATTCGCTTACGGAGATGATATGGTATACGATAATGATAATCCTCAATATGCGCAGGATTTACTTGATATTCTATCCGGATTTAATGCAACAGAAAACAAGGAATCGATCTACTGGTTGATAGGTTCCACACACAGAGGATCGCACTGGGAATCGGTATTCATTAAGAATCTGCATCGATTGTATGGAGATATCGGCTTAGACAATCTATGGTTCCCTACTTTAGATGAATTCTTTGAATATTGGTATATGAGGGAAAACACGCTGTCTGTTAAGACTGTGACGGAAACGGGGGTACATTACAGGATGTATGTGCCGAAGGGCGCCAATTTCTTTTTCAGGGACTTGTCCGTACTCATATCAGGTGTTCCGTCACTGGAAGGGGTGTCTGTCACATCGGGGGACAATGTGTATGGAACATCATTCGCTATGAATGACGGCAGGCTGCTGGTTAACCTTGACTTCAACCCGTTGTTGTTGGAACGGGTGAACAAGTATGTGGAATCATTTGAGGCAGATTATAATGCGGAGTATGCGTATGATGACGCTTATTATTTTGTTCAGATGTTGAAACCGGGATTGAAGGAGCCGTATTTGGCAAGAATCAATAAATGGGTGTCACCGCCTGTACTTGAATCGTTTGTGATCAACTCCGGGCAGGAATTCACTCAAGACCGGAATGTTATACTAAACATTACCTACAGCGGTCAGGCTCCGTCCCATTATATGGTTTCAGAGGATATGTCGTTTACAGGAGCCTCATGGATTGAATATGTGGAAAAACCGACATTCAAGTTGTCTTCCGGATTCAATGCTAAAACCGTTTATGTGAAGCTAAAGAATGCGTATGGGGAAACCGGAGTATTATCAGCCGGTATAACTCTGCTTGAGCCGACATTGACTCTGAAAGGCATCACGATAGATAACGGAGCAGCTTCGGCGATACAGAGAAATGTAAATGTAACATTTGACTACCTCGGATATCCAACTCATTACATGGTTTCGGAAAATTCATCGTTTGCGGGAGCATCATGGGTGGAATTCACTGAAAATCCGATAGTGCAACTATCCGCATCTTATGGAAACAAAATACTGTATGCAAAATTGAAAAATGCCACTACTGAAACGGTATCCAGATCAGCTGCCATCGAGTTGATAGATGCTGTTACGGCACGGTTGGACAGTATTACTGTCAACAATGGGGATGCCAGCACAGATTCCGGTATTGTATCGGTTAAATTTGAGACGTTGAATACCATCACCAAATACAAGATCGGCCAACAGGCGGATTTGTCTGATTGTACAGACTGGATTGTGTGGGGTGGTTCGACAGTTCAATATGACTCAAAAATAGTGGATGGTAATTTGACAGTATATGCGCAGGTCGGAAATGAGACGACAGAATCTTCGATCAAGTCTGGTTCTATACAGGTAGTGCAGCCCGTTGGCCTGACAAGCATAACACTGGCGGAAGGGAAAGATTCTTTTGCCGGCTATACCGTACCTGTTTCATTTGAAATCAGTCAGGGAACTCCAACGCATTACAGATTGGCGGAAACGTCAGCAGGCTTGGCATCTGCTGCATGGGAAGCATGGAAAGATAATATTGCTTACGAATTTGTAACTTCTGGAGCTAAAACTTTGTATGGACAGTTGAAGAATGAAGTTTCTGAATCAAGCGTTGGCAGCGATTCCGTAACTCTTACAGAACCGCCTGTCATAATATTACTGGCAAACATACCATCGGCAGGGAATGTGGATGGCGTCGGCTTTGTCCAGCCTATAAACTCCGGTAATGCAGCTGTGGATCTAAAAGATATTCAGGGAAACAACGTTGGAAACCTTGACAGGTAGATATATACCATATAACAAAGCTGATTATGCAGCTATGGGAGCAAAGTTGTCCAAGGATGTCCTAGGCGGAACAGGCGCTCCTGTTTATTGGCAAGGGGTGACATTAGGAGCGGAAGTACAATATCCCAACTCAATGATTTGGGATGGCTCTACCAAAAATATCGTTGTTCCCACACGTGGTAATTTCACTTCTTACACGGCTGAAATTCAAAGTGTCGTAATATTAAAGGGGTTAACTCCAGGTAACTATAAGGTCAGACTTTTATTATCAGACAAAAATTCTGTACCCAATACCCAACCTTGGAATTTATACGTTCAAAATGCTGTGCAACAAGTATTAGCATCCGACTTGTCTACTAAAGTAATCAACAATAATTCTGATTGGTATACATTCGACGATGTAGCAGTGGATTCAGATGGTTATCTGTTAGTTGCTCAAGGTTATAATAACGATCCTTCAGCAGAACCCGGTTACTCCAGAATATCCCCAATCTGTATAGTCGAAGTTACAAAACTATCTTAATATTATAATATGGCAGGATTATCCAGTTCGGCAATTGTCGGATTTATCTCATCCGGAATAAAGATGGGTGAGAAAATCGTAGAATTCTTTTTATCCGGTTTTTCGGGTTATGGTTGGAAAATTTGGGAATATGTCAAGGGCAAGTGGATGCTTGAAATTGACGCTATCCGTGTACGTGGACAGTTCACGGTGTTTGAACTGCTCGTTTCCAAGATACGTGCGATTATCGGAGCGCAGGCTATCACGCAAGGATGCGGAAAAATAAAGACCGCTGAATTGTCGGAAGACGGGCAGTATTATCTCATCACGCTTGAGGATAAGGATATGAGCTTTGTGGAGCATGACTTTATCCGCTGTAAGGAATTTACGGGAAGCCAGAAGTCTTATCATGTAGAGATAGAGTCCGTTGCTGACGGGGTTATCCGTATCCCGGTCAGCGAGTTTGAAACGGTGGCGGATGAATCGGGGTACGTGTCGGTCTCTAATCCCCCTTCCGTTGGTGACGACATAGTGCAATTTGGTAACAGTTCATACGAAACACAGTACGCAGGAAGGCATTCCGCTATCTATATGCACGCTGATGAAAATGCACAGCCTGCCATTGACGTGCTGGCCGGTATTTATTCAAAGGACTGGAGCAACTGCCTGAAGGTTCGTGTGGGCGGTGATATACCGGGAACGAATGGATTGAAAGGATTCTATTGCGTCAACGGTATGCTGAAAGGTGTAGACGATGACGGGACAATCCTGTACCAGTTCAATCCCGACAGTTCCGGATTCATTGCAAAAGGCAATATCAGATGGGACAAGGAAGGCAACGGTGACATATTCAACAGGGCTATATATTGGGACACTGACGGTTTCCATTTCGGAAGTGGCGTGAAACTTACTTGGGATAACTTGGATAGTGAAGTAAAAAAGAACCTGAAAGGCGAACCTGGGAAAGACGGTAGCAGTCTTGTATATAAAGGCGAGTTCATTTCTCATCCCTCCAATCCTCAGAACGGCTGGTATTACCGCAATACATCCGACAAAAAGAACTATGTCTATCAAGATAATGCTTGGTATGTAATGACCGTTGACGGTGAGGATGGCCTGGACGGAATTAACGGTAATGACGGAAAGGATGGTCTGGACATTGTATGGAAAGGTGACTTGTCTACCGCTCCAGCTGACCCTGTTAAAAACTGGGTGTATCGTGACACTGACAACGGGCGTGTCTACATCTATAACGGCACAGCTTGGGAATTAATGGTGGCAGATGGTAATGACGGCACGGACGGTACAGACGGTAAGGATGGTATGAGAGTTTACATAACCTATCATGACAGCGAAACCGAACCTGCCGTTCCTACAGGGAATGGTACAACCGAAGGGTGGCATACAAATTCAACGGCATCCGTCGTTTGGATTTCACAGAAGGTGGCAGAAAGTGCAGATTCAGGTGAATGGGGCACTCCTATCAGATTCAGAGGAAAAGACGGTCAAGATGCGAACCTTCTTCCGTGGATTGAGGAATGGAATAATAATAAGACGGAAATAGGAGGTGAGTATATGGTGTCTCCCAAGATGTTTTCCGGCACAAAAGACAGTAACGGGAAGCTGACAGGCGTCGCTATGGGACGTGATTGTCTCACCGGAGCTGACGGGACGAAGCGTACCGGGATATTCGCATTGGTTGATGATGAAGTCGTGTTCGAGCTTGATCCAATAAATAAGGTTTATTCGTATGAAGGGACAGTAAATATATATGATGAAAAAAAAAGGAAATTGATAGATATATCTACTTTTGATAATGGAGAAGATAGACCTAAATCTCCAATTATATCTTTGAGAGGCCATAATGATCTATATGATGGTTATTATTCTGAAAATGAGATAAGAGATAATTCAATATCAATTAATAATGGGACTTCTAATTCCTTTTCATCCGCATATATAAGTGGATCTGTCATAAAGATTAGTTCAAAAGAAGAATATTCCGATTCTGAAGGAGATTTAAATATAATGGTAAATAGAGGGACTGCTTCATTTCAGTCTAGCAAGTGGAAACGGGTAGATGACCCATTTCTTATTCAAGGAGAAACGTATGTTGATGAAAATGGATTCTTAAAAGTTAAAAAATAGGGCTAAATGTTCAGGCTACAATATATATAATAAGAATATGGAACTAAACGACTGGCTAACAATACTCGGTGCCTTGGGCGGATTGGAAGCAATCAAATGGATAGTTAACTTCTACGTTAACCGGAAAACAAATGCTCGAAAAGAGGATGCGGCAGCAGATGCGGCAGAGAATGAAAACGAGCGAAAGCAGGTTGCCTGGTTGGAAGAACGCATCGCTCAACGTGACGCGAAAATTGATGCTATTTATGTAGAACTTCGACAGGAACAAGCTGCTCATCTTGATGAGGTTCATAAACGGCATGAGACAGAATTAAAATTAAAAGAGTCTGATATGAAGCGTTGTGAAGTGCGGAAATGCTTGGAACGCGAACCTCAGACGGGTTACTAAAATAATAAGGAGGAAAAGAAATGAAAACTATTGATGCAATTATTATCCATTGCTCAGCAACAAGAACTGGGCAAGATTTACGTGTGAAAGATCTCGACCAAATGCACCGGGCACGGGGATTCAATCAGATCGGTTATAACTTCATTATTGACCTTGACGGAATGGTAGAAGAGGGTAGACCTTTAACGATTGACGGAGCTCATTGCAATACGAAAGGATTTAGTGATTCATCCTATAACAGACATTCCATTGGCATCTGTTATATCGGCGGTCTGGACGCATCCGGAAAGGCGGCAGATACACGTACTCCAGCTCAAAGGACAGCACTACGTGAATTAGTCTCGAAGCTCTGTAAGGAATATCCTATAATTGAAGTACTCGGACACCGTGATACTTCGCCGGATCTGGACGGCAGCGGAGAGGTAGAGTCTAGGGAATATATCAAGGCTTGTCCCTGCTTCGATGTCCGGAGCGAATTTACCAATTTCTTGCGTAATACAGTAGTTAAACCATGAAAGTACTACCTTGGATATTAGTATGCTTGTTACTTGGCATACTCGTGTGGATGCAATGTAATCCGTACGATCCTTCGACTGTCTATACGAAAGGAGATACGGTAAAACTGCGGGATACTATAGTTGATATAGTACTTTTGCCTGTTAAGGAGACACTAAAGAGGACAGATACGGTATATTTACCGATTCTGATAGATACAACTATCGATAAGACCGTAAAAGGAGATACGGTTCCGGTACTTATCCCGATAACAAGCAAAGAATATAAGACCGATGATTACCGGGCGGTGGTCAGTGGATATAATCCGACCCTTGACTTCATGGAGGTGTACAGAGACAAGGAAATTATTACTCTTTCACCTTTGCAGAAGAAAAAACGATGGGGATTTGGTTTGCAAGTTGGATATAGTTACTCAAGAAGTGGTTGGTATGTTGGTGCAGGGGTGAGTTGGAATGTGATTGTATGGTAAATTTAAGTGTACAACTTAATAGTTATAGTGTTACTATTTGCTTAAGAATGTTAACGAAAAACAGAATAAGAGAGAATAATTACTTTATTTGCAAACTAATTTAATGATGTAAGCATTACTATTATAAACTTAATACGGTTGTTATGAATAAAATATTTGCCTTTGATTATATGTTGTCTCTCTTTGAACAATGGTATAAAGATGAGGGTAAAGAATCCATGAATTTTCAGAACTGTTCTAAGTTATCCGTACTCAAGCTTTTATTTTTAACTGCTGCACCAAAGAGGGAAGGTGCAAGAGATTTATTGGATGTTTTTAATAATTTTCATGCATTGCCTTATGGACCAGTGGAGAGTGATATATATAATGCTATTCAAGATAACAGATTGCCATCTTATATTGTAACAGAAAGGTCTATTATCAAAAAGGAGAATGTGATATTACCTTATAAAATAGAAGATTACACTCAAATAAAAGATGCTGTCAATACCTTAAAAGAGAAAAATGAGCATCTTATATTATTAAATGCTTTTTCTTTGGTGGAGATTACACATAAATGGGAAAGTTGGAGACAATCCATAGCTTTTGCTAGGTTAATGGAAATGTCAAGTTACAAAATGACTGTAGAATCGATTAGAAATGATAGAAATAAATACTTTGAATAAACAAAACAAGTAGGATGGGGTTTATATTAGAGCAGTGTTATAATCACTTTATAGAAGAGTTTCCAGAATCTTGGCTTCCCAATAGTAGTGAGGAAGAATCTGTCTTTTTTGATAAAAGTGCTCAAATTGAAAATTTCTTTGAGACATGTTTTATACTGTTAAGTAGGTCGATTATTAGTGGGGAATATATTAATGTTCCTAATTTTCTAGATGTACTAAATAATTTTCTTGCCAAAACGACAGTGGAATATGCTCCGCCATCACTTTCAGACTCTGGAAGTGAAAAGGTTGATAAGTTGCTGTCACGATATAGGGATTTGAATTACTCAATCTATAATGCATTACAACACTATAATTATTTTGTAACAATTTCGAAAAATAAATTTAGTACTGAGGGGAACCAATATAAATATGGTTTCTACAAATTGAAAAACATTAATTCAACTGACAAAATTCTTAAATTATTTCCAGAGATTACAATTCCTTTATGTTTGTTTGATTATCGGTTTCCTATTGGTGAAGATGAATTCCAAAATCTACTTATAAGTAGAGATAGATTAAAGGAATACATTTCTGAAGGGAGTTCTGAAAGAAGGTCTGTTTTAGCTGTCTTGCTCCACAAATGCCATTTTATAATATACAATATTAAAGAATCTCCTTTTTATATTAATACAGAATCAAGTGCTATATGCATAAATCCTAAGGATTTAGATATTGGGGATTATGATGGGTTTATTGCAAGAGAATGTGATTCTGAATCACAAGCAAATGAACTTTTAAATGATATTAGTGGGGGAAATCCTGAATTGAAATCATTTGTTTTGCTGATGAAATATTATAAACAGAATCTTGCTAATAAGTCTGATATTGTTAAAATGGATTTTGTTCTTAAAAAGTTCTCAGATATATACCAAATAAAACGAAATTCGAGAGAGTTTATAAATCCTAGTAATTCGGTAGAGGAATATAATAAATTTTCGTTGAATTCTATATTGAATTTCTTGCATAATTGTCGCTTTTCGTTTTATACACAAAAATGCGAACCCAATTTGAAACATATAAAAGAAGAACTTCGACACATAGAGAATATACAAGCGAAAACTGGAGTGAAAAATTTCCATCCATATGAAAAGGCTATAGAAGCTATTATTAAATGTATTGAACTTCATATAGAAAAAGGAGATTTTGATGATAAGCTAATAGAAGATAAATTGGAAGAACTTGGGCGCATTATTATTTTATATAGAGAATCTTATGAATGGAGTCGGGCTCATCAGTTTTTCCCTTTTCAATTGCCATTTGAAGAGTCTATGTACTGTGTGGATAAATCAATAAAACTATTTGTGCCTTCGGCTTATGCGAAATATATTGATTATAACACGTTGAAAGAACGATTGGAGCAATTTAATAGAACCAAAGAGTATTTAAGGTTCCGTTGTGATCTATCAATAGAGAGAAAAGAAATAACTCAGATAAAAAATGATATTAAAACTTCAGATAAAAAAGCTTATGATTTAATAGCGATATTTACAGCAGCTATTACTTTTCTTTTTGGCATTGTAAATATATTTATTAATAATACAACTCTGAATTTATATCAATTGATAGCTAATACGATTGGCTTTGGAGTATTATTATTACTTTTTGCATCTTTGTATTTATTTATTTCGCCATTATTAATTCAGAGGATAAATTGGTATCAATATTTGAAAACAGGTCGTTGCATAGCAGGAGTAGTATTAATAGGCATATATGCTATATTAGTTTTTACGCTATCAAAAACTAGCCAATCAGTAATAGATAAGATTGGACCAGTGGAAACTGTAGTAGATTCGTTACATAATAAACCGAAGTTAGAGGTACAACAAATAAAGGTAGCCGAGTAAGCTACCTTTTTCTATGTTTTCATCATCATGATATCCGCCCTCATCTCTATATAGTCCTTATATTTGTCCGGGTTGTTCACGTAGTCGATTACCCTGTTTATGGCTATTTCCGCTTGCTTTTGCTTTACCTTCGTATAATATCGGATGATTCCTCGATTCTTGTCTGAATGACCAAGGCAATAATCTATCACCCCGTCTGGAATACCAAGTTCAGAGGCGAACTGGGCGAAAGTTTTACGGGCGGAATAAAAGCACAATGTCTGTTTGATTCCTAAGTACTCTTTTAGTTCTCTCATACAAAGGTTTATATATTTTTGTAGATTTGAGTAGGTGTATGAATACCCCAATTCTAGCACCCCCTTTTTATTAATATATTTATTTATAATTGCTCTAGCTTCGTTATGTATTGGTATCGTTATCACTGATTTGCCCGTTTTGGCGCTTATGGTTTTACATCTTTCAAAGGAAAGAATGTCACTTGATAGATTAACGGTCAATAAATCTTTTAAGTTTATACCACACAAATAGAAAGAAAGTAGGAGCATGTCTTTGCCTAAATTCATTCGCTTTCCATTTACTTTTGTATTACGTATTCTTTGAAATTCTTCTATCGTTAAATCACATTCTTTAGGTTCGGCAGTAGGAATCTTCGTATAAGCGAATGGGTGAATATCCTGTTTGAGAGTACCTGCTTTAATTAACTCATTGATTCTAGCTTTTAAATGAGTTAGTCTTAACCCGATATTCCCGTTTGCATACCCTTTCTTTGTCATCCACTTTTTGAAATGCTCAATCATCAGTGTGTTGATAGCTGGAATAGGTATATCGCCTTCGGCTAAGGTAAAGATACGAATTGTTTCTTCATTCATCTTTGCATAACTTTCTCGACCTTCCTCCCGGAACTCACTAATTCGTTTCTTCCAAAACTCTAAAAATGATATATGGGATGGGCGTTCTTTAGAATTAATCATCTGCTTGATTTGAAGTGCAGAAAAATATTCAATGTTCTCGATTGCATCAAACTTCTCTTTGTATTGAGAGAAAACGAACTGGAGACGTTTGTTCATTATGCCTGCATCTTTCCGGTAAGCAACTTTACCGTTGTTGAATTCTGCAATATCATCTAACAGAAACTCTGTTTTGATGTAGGCACGTTCTTTCTTTTGGGAGATGCAGACTAAGATAGGGAGCCTGCCATCATGTTCCTTAATGGAACTTAAAATTGTTAATCTGATTGTTGCCATAGTCGAATAATCAAAACACAA